GATAGTCGTATTCGCCCATTGGTCCGCCGGACATCCAGGTCAAAATCCCCCAGGTCTGCGGCGAGCCGGGAGGCCAGGGAGGACGATCGGTAACCGCCGACTTCGGTGGCGCGGCCGGGTCCGCCGTTTTGATCGGGCTCGTCCTGCCCGCTAGTTTCATGCGGTGGACGTGTCCGACCGCCGCGTCCTTGGATCGGCCGAGCATCTCGCCGATCTGGCGCATCGTCGCGCCATCCTTCCACGCGGCTTCGACCTTGGCCTTTTCCTCGTCGGTCAGCCGGCCGCGCATGTCTTTCCGATTGCACCCGGCCGCCACAGGAACGCCGAGCTCGCGGCTGCGGAGGCCGATTGACGCCTGCCCGACGCCAAGCTCCGCGCAGATCAACACGTTGCCAGCGCCCTCGGCCTTGCGCCGGCGGATGTAGTCGTCAACGGCCGGTGTCCAGACGATGCGCCGTCTGATGCCGTAGACCACACGCGGAATGCCTTCCTCGTCGAGGGGGTCGGCCAGCAGCGCGCCAACGCGATCGCGCTCTGCCAGCATCCTCGGCAGCCGTTTCACCGCTTCCGCAGCCACCGACGCGCTCGCGCCAAACCTCGCCCCGATCGCCGGCCAGGTCAGCCCCTCCGCCCGCAGGGCGGCCATCTCCTGCATTTGCTCAACGGTCAGCATGGCCACCATCCTTTGCCGCCGGCACGGATCGCGCCTTGACGCGGACGCGCGGCAATCCCCTGTCGTCCATAGATTCCCCGCTCCACAATGCCCACGCGCCACGATCGCGGTATTGGATGTGGTCCGCGCTCATGACCCCCGCCCCTCGGCCTGCTCGCGCTGTATCGCGTCGCGCGCCGCCTTCGCCTTCTGCACCAGGTGGTTGCCGTCCCGCATCGCCTTGAGCGCCTCCGGGTCGATCGGCTTGCATGGTCGCGCCGGCGCCCGTTCGGCCTTTTCGTCCGCCTGTCCGGCCTTCACCTCCTCGAGATACGCCGCCATCGCAGCGGATACGGCCGCCCGCTCGTCCGTGGTGGGCTCCTGACGCCCTCCGCCGTCCGGCCGGGGGGATGCTGCCCGCGACGCTGCCACGGCTGCCAGGGAGCGTTTGCGAGCCGTCCAGTCGGGCGCCGTTTCCAGAACCACGGCCCGCACGTCCGCCACGGACGGCCAGAACTCCCATTTGCGCATCCCGGCCTTGAGTGCCGCCGCCGTGAACAGATCGGCCGGCAGGTCGGAACATGCTGCCGAGACGTGCGCCGCCCGCTTCTGCGCGTCCTCCCGCGTCGGCGGGTTGCGCACGCTGTCCACCACGGCCGTCAGCCATTCGTAAATCTCGCGCGGGCCAGCCGGACGTGCAGACGCCATCAGGTCGAGGCCGGCGCGCGCCTCGTCCACCACCTGCGCCGGGAACGTGTGCCGGCCAGATACCACGCCGTCAGGATCGCTCTCTGCGAGGTAGATCGCGGACGCCAGCCCATCCGACACGGGCGCCAGAGCGGCCGGCGGTCTGAATGCAACAACGGCGATGCTCACGCGGCAATTCTCCCATCAATGACCGGGCCGCCATCGGCTTCGATCGGTTGTTCGTCGAACAGGTGCGAGACCGAGGGGGTCCAATCGAGTTTGCCTTTTGGTGCCGATCCGCCGCGCCCGGACTGAGAAAACTTCACCGCGTTGCCGACCCACGTCCGCCACGCTGCGGACCAATCTGCCATCACGCTCCCCCGGCCGGTATGGAAGTCGCGGAACCTCGGTGCCTCATCGTCCGCCGACACGCCACGCTCGCGCGCATGCTCCCGGTCCCTCGCGCTCGGCTGCCAGTCCGGCTTGATCCGCGACCGCCTGGGGTTCGGTGCCGTCTCGGGAACCACCACAAGTTCGCGGATCGGTTGCGCGTCGCAAAGCGGCGCCAAACTTTCTTCCTTCTCCTCTTCCCTCCTTCCTCCTCCATCCTCCATCTGCGGAGGTTTTTCCCCACTGGTGGGGAACTGGTGGGGAACTGGTGGGGCATTTTCCGGAAGCGGTTCCGCCGCTTCGTCGTCACGTTCCTCATCTTTCGGTGGCGGTTCCGAACCAGAGGGGGCGTTTCCGGCGAAGGTTCTCCACTGGTCCGGCATCGGGTGTTTGTTCTGCGGCTTCTTCGGTCGTTGGAAGAGGCCGAAGTTCCGGACCGCTCCGTAATCCTTTCCTCCGACAGAATACCGTGCAACCAACCTGTTCCCCGTCAGTTCGCCCAAGAGCGCAACCATATCCGCCACGTCGAGCGGGAGCAGTCGCATTTTGAGGGTGAGCGGCTTCCACTCGAATGCGCCCTGATCGTCGCACTCGGTCCAGATGCCGATGAGCAGCAGGCGCGCCAGCGGGGACGTGCCGACGAACGCCTCGTCCGTCCACAGTCCTGGATGCACGCTGCGGATGCGCGCCACCTATTCAGGCTCCTCGTTGCGCTCATAGGGGTCCATGGAGGTGAACGTCTTCGGGTCGGCCAGCCACCTGCCGTCCTTCAACTCAACGAACATGCGGCGAATTTTGGGCCGCAAGAGAACGACATCCGACTGCGTAACGACATTCCGCTTTCCGGAGCATAGCCGCGCCACCTCCGCGTCATCCCACACGAACGGCAGAACGCGCTTTTCCGCAACCAGAACCATCGCTATCCCGAAAGCCTTGGCGCCATCCGCGCCCTTCATCTGGCGCGACACCTTCATTAAGCGCTTGGCGTGCATATAAAGGCACTCCTCGCGCTCCTTCGTGACTTCATGCGCAATTTGGGTTACGGGTTCTTTAGCCATGTCGGGCGGTCCTTTCGTCCGTCTGGTCAGAGCCGACGTGGTGTTTCCAGCACCGCGTCGGTTCGCCTGTTTCCAAGCGCGGCCATTGTGCTCCGGCACAAGAGACAACACAACGCAGCTTCCCATCCCTCTCAAATCCTGAGGGGCATAATCACGAACAACGCGCTCGCGTCGGCGGCGTCCCGAACCAGCGCAGGCGCGTCTGTGCTGCCGAACAACATCACGGCATCCGTCGTGATCTGCGCCAGGATGTCGTTCAGGTATCGAGCCTGGAACCCGGCTTCGTATTGCTCCGCATCGTATCTGATCTGATCGCTGTCCAGTTCCTCGGTTGCGGTTCCGCTTTCATCCCGGACATCCAGCCGCAGCAGGTCGCGGGAGACGGTCAGTTTTACCGGCCGGGTTTTCTCGCCCGAAATGGCGGACACCCGCGCAATCGCGCTCGCCAACGCCGCCCGGTTGACGGTCAGAGCCCGGTCGTTCCCGTGCGGGATGACCTTTTCGTAGCTCGGGAAAGTCCCATCAATCAGCTTGCTGGTCAGGGTGATGGCGTCGACGCGGAACTGGATGCGGGTGTCCGACAGGTCGATGCGCACCTCGCCGCTGACCTCGTCGAGCAGCTTGCGCAGTTCGGCCACGGTCTTGCGGGGAATGATGACGCCGGGCATGGCGGCGGCGCCGTCCGGCAGGGGTTCTTCCACCCGGGCGAGGCGGTGGCCATCGGTGGCGACCGCGCGCAGCACCCTGGTACCGTCGCTTTCGGCGGCGTGCAGATAGATGCCGTTGAGGTAGTAGCGGGTTTCCTCGGTGGAGATGGCAAACTTCGTCCGGTCAATCAGCCCGCGCAGGGCGAGCGCCGACACCCCGAATTTGTGCGGCAGAACGCCGGCGGTCATGGACGGGAAATCCTCGGTCGGCAACGCCACGAGGCTGGTCGAGTAGCGCCCGGCCCGCAGCCGGACCGGTGCGTCACCGCCGGCATGTTCGATCGTGACGGACGAACCATCCGGCAACTTGCGGGCGATATCGTAGAGCATCGCAGCCGGCACCGTGCATGCTCCATCCGCAGCAACGTCGGCCAGCACGGCTTCGGTGACGGCAATCTCCATGTCTGTTGCCGACATCGAGAGTAAGCCGTTCTTCGCGATCAGCATCACGTTCGCCAGGATTGGGATGGTGGTGCGCTTCTCAATCACGCCCTGGGCATTTGCCAGAGTCTTGATGAGCGGCAGCCGGTCAATGGTGATTTTCATGTCTGTTCCTACACGCGGACCCGGCCGCGGCAATTGGTTTCACGCCCGCACCCCTGGACGACGCCAAGGCCGGGCTCGATCCACGCAAAGAGCCGCACGCCGCGACCGGACAGCGGCCCTCCGCACCTATGGCAAACCGGCTCCGGGCGGCCCGTGGGGACGACGTGGGAGGCGGCGCCGGCAATGCCGGTGCCCTTGCGTGCGCCGCCGCACCCGACGCACTCCCCACCCGCCTGGACGTGTTTGCATCGGTCGCGGGCGGCGCATGGATCGGTCATGCCGCGCGCACCAGGCCGTGGTAGCCCCTAGCGATGAATCTATCGATGTCGCCGGCGTAGGCCGCCGCAACAGCCCGCTCCACCTTCGACGCGCCGCCGACGCGGCCGGCCGCGATGCTGGCATCGAACAGCCGCTTGGCGATGGCAAGCGGATCAATCCCCCGCTGCGCCCACCATTCGGCCTCGCGCACGCCAACCGAGTGAATCGAGCCGGCATGTTGCGCACAGTGCAGCCGGTTCACGATCGGAACAGCCCACTGATCGCCGGACTTGGCGCCGCCGGCGGATAGCTCGGCGTGCTGCAGGTGGTGGCGCACCACGCCTGTCTCGCCCGTGATGATGCACGGCAGGGTTTTCAGCCACTTCATGTGCGTCGGATACTTCGCCCGCGTCGTCTCGCGCTTCGTCACTCGCCTGGATCGGGTTTTCGACAGGGGGAGGACATCCGCGCTCATGCCGCCTCCTCTACGGTCGGGAGCCCGCCAAGGGCCGTGCACAGGCAACCCCACCGCCCGACTAAAGCCGCCTCGGCGCGGTCTGAATCTTCCTTGCGCGCGAAATGCGCCGCCTTGTCCGGCCAGAGTTGCAGCGCCCGCAGGCGCGACGCCTCTTTGCGCGCTCGCTTCGCCTCCGGAGCCTCTCCGCTCGGACCTCGGCACTGCATGGCATTGCGCCATGCGATCGGCTGCACCAGGGTTGTCGGCACGCCCAGCGCCGCCAGGACGCCTTCCACGATGCCGGCCGCGCGCAATAGCTCCCCCATACTCGGACCGTCGCCCTTGCGCGGGTTGATGGCTTCCACAACCGCGTGATCTGGCGCCCATCTCCGGATAGTGTCCGCCAGCAGCGCCGCCGACACCCTATGTCTGGTCTGCTTGTTCACCGCGATGTTCACGACCGGCATATCGATCACGCGCAGCAGCGATCCGTCGGGTCGCAGCAGCGCAAGCGCCCCATCAACCCCGCAATCAACACCCAAGATGGTCATCCCCCGTTCCCCAGGTCTATAAGCGCCTGTTTGATCGCCTTGATGCGGTCCCGCCGCCACGGCTCGGCATCGTTCACCGCGAGGTGTTCGTTCATTTCTTCCACCAGGGCCGCCGCCTTTTGCGCTGTCGTCATTTCCGGAGGGGGCGGCAGCAACACCCGCCGGAGGTAAGCCGCTGTCAGGCTGCGCATCACGCCATCGCCCCCAGCACCACCGCACGCTGCGCCATAGACACTGCCAGAGCCGTCGTGCATGGCGGTGCGCCCAGTTCTGCCAAGACAACCCCCGAGGCGTAGGCGAGCGCCAGGGCCAGTTCCCGCGCCTCCGATCCCTCGACGTGCGGATGCGCGATGCAAGCCGCCATCACCGAACAGGCAAGTTCCTTTACCCGGACTTCCAACGCCTTCCCGTTTGCGTCCCGACCGATAGCGTCAACCACGTCCGCGATGCTCACGCTGCAATCCCTTCCGTTTTCGCATTAGTGCGAAGTTTCAGCGGCCGGAACGCCACCACGCGCACCAGCCCGAGCGCGTTGGCGATCGCCTCCCCCACTTCCCGCTTCCCGGCCAGGGTTTCGCTGACCACGCTGACCGGGATGCCGTGCCGCACGGCGAATGCAGTCATGGCGCCCCAGCCAGCGCATTCGCAGTTCAGCAACCCCACGACTTGACGCGCCGTGAGGTCGGTCATGCTGCGGCGTCCATATCTTCCGAGGCGAGGCGGCATTCGCGCACCAAACTCGCCATATTCTCGGCGGTCGCGCCGTCCAAAATCATGCCGTGCCTGCGCATGACCGCCGAAATCTCGGCCATAGCGTCATCGCGCACGTAAGCGATGCTAGGCGGCACATGCGCCGGCGCGGGGGGTGGTTCGGAAGGAACCCCATCGAAAATGTCGCGTGCGTTCTGTTCCGCAGCGTCAAGCGACCGGCACGCTTGCCGCCAGTAACTCGGCTTCAATTCGACCCCGATGAATTTCCTGCGGCGCCGCAACGAGACTACCCCTTCGGACCCGATCCCCAGGAACGGCGACAGCACTACCTCGCCCGGATTGCTCCACATAACAACAGCGCGCTCGATAAGCGAAAGTTGCAGCGGGCAAATGTGCCTTTCGTCGGCATCCTCTGCAGACACGGCCAGCGAAACCGGATCACCAATCCACCGAGACGCGCTCGCCTTGTTGTTCAGCACATCGGTTTGGTTGATGTCGAACCACACCGGAGACGCCCACTTCTGCCAGAGTTCAACCGGGAAATCTTGCGGCTTGTGCCCGACCGGCACGGCGTTGTCGCCTGGCTTGCGGAACAACAGCAAATAATCTGGAGTGCCCGGCCATGAGCATGTGCTGTCCTTGAGGATTTGCTTGTGCAGCAGGTGCAGCGCCTTGGTGCGCGTCATCTCGACCACCGGATCGCGCCACACTGTCACCCTTCGGACGAAGTGCCATCCGGCGTCAATGTGGGCCGCCGTGATATTGTCCGAGAACGGGTCCGATCCGATATAGCCGTCCTTCCATTTCCTCGTCGGAAGGTCGGAGCAATGCACGGCGGTCAGACGCCCCGGTTTCGTGATCCGGAGTTTCTCCCTGATAAGAAACTTATAATGCTCGAAAAACTCGTCGTCATTCGCGCTGTTCCCAAGATCATTCGCGCTCCACGAATACACGAATAGATTCTTAAACGGCGGACTATAGGCAGAAAAGTCAATGCTGTCGTCCGGGAATTGTGGAAGAACGGCGCAGCTATCGCCGTTGAACGCAGTCCAATTCTGCCCGCAGGCAGAGTTCAGGCAGCTAATAGCCATTGCGGCAACTCCGTTTTGTGGGTTGGAACGTATGGGACTTTGGTTTCCGCCGCCGTCTCGCGCGCCCGCACCATGGACGCCGACATGGCTCGCTTCATCTCGGCGTGCCCATCTGCCTTGCGGTCAATGACGCGGCCGATCTGATCTTCGCCCTCGGCCACGATCAGATGCACGTTGACGTTGCGCATCTGCCCGAACCGCCAGCACCGACGGACCGCCTGATACCAGGCGCGATAACTGAATGACCGGCCGATGAAAGCGACCCGCGCGCAATGTTGCAGGTTCAACCCGTATCCGCACGCCGACGGCTTGGCGATCAGGTAACGCTTCCGGCCCTCCACGAAATCGGCAATCGTCGTCTCTTTCCGCTCCGTGGCATGTGACCCGCGCACCTCAACGGCGCCGGTTACAGCAGCCATCAGGGCGTCCGCCTCGGCGTCGCTGTCACACCACAGAAGCCACGGCTCATGCGGCTCGGCGTCCACCAGATCGGCCACGATGCGTGCCCGCGCCTCGGCGGTCTGCCTCTTTTTCGCATGCATCGTAGTCGCGCTCAGATCGGCGCCGAATAGCGTTCCGTCTGCCCGCGCGCCTTCGGCCTCCACCTTGTGCCGTAATATCTCCAGCGGCGGCAGAATGAACCGCGATCCATCAAAACCAAGGTCCTCCGGGCTTTGTGCGCACCGTGCCCAACTTGCCACCCAATCCCAGAACGCATCGACCGCGTGCCCCTTAAGGCGCCATTCCTGGCTGGCCGTCGCAGTGTCGTTGATGAACCACCGCGACAGCATCTCGATGGAGCGCATGATCCCCAGGAACTCAGCGTGCGCGCCGAGTTCGGCGTGGTCATTGGGCGCCGGCGTGGCCGACCAGCAGAACCGGAACCTCACGCCCTGCGCGTTCTCGATCAGATGCCGCGCCGTCGCCCCTGTGAGGCTCGCCAGGATATGGCTTTCGTCCAGGCTGATCGCGCCGTAGGCCGATAGGTCGAGGCCGTCGAGACGGTCGTAATTGCACACGTTGATGCCTGGCCGCGCGTCGTCCTGCGAGCGGATGACGCGGATATCGTAGCCAAGGGACCGCCCCTCCGCTTCGATCTGCCGGGCCACCGCCAGCGGGACCATATGCAGCGTCGTGCCGTTGGTAGCCTCTCCGGCTTGGCGTAGGCACTCGAGTGCCGTTCTGCCCTTGCCCAACCCGGTATCAAGAAAACCGGCGGCGCGGCCCGCCCGCAACATGAACCGCGCAACCTCGGCCTGGAAGTCGAACAGGTGCGCCGGCATCGGCCCGGGCTCTATCCCCGTCATACGGGCGCGCGGTGCCTTGCTGGCGAGGAATGCGGCGTAGGACGGCGGTAGCGTCACCCCCTCCACCTGTCCCGCCACGCCATCGCCGCCCGAAGCTCCCGCTTCGCCGCATCGCTGTGCCGCATGCCGATCCAGAACAGTGCCCATGATATTCCTACCGCGACCGCGCGACTTGCGCGGTGAATTGTGTTACGCATTCGGTTTCCAGCGCTTGCAGCGCGGCTATTTCAGCCCGCGCCCGTTCCTCAAAATAGCGAGCCCGTTGCGCGACCATTCGCGCTTGCGCTGCCCTGATCGTCTCAGCTTCCTCGGCCGACATCGAAAAGACTTCGCCGTATTGATAGGCGCGCACCCGGCGAGGCTTGATGCCGAGGTCGCGTGCCGCCGACTGCATCGCAAATTCGTTCTTCTCGCCCATGCGCCGGTGATGCCGCACGGCATCACCGACGATAGCGGACAACTCACGGATCAGCCGCTCGCGCGTGTCGTTTGCGCTCACGGAAAAGTTTCTCCGCATCCCTGGAACCCCTTCATTGCTATTCTCGCGGTTGTCGAGACCGGAGAGCGCAACAGCGAAAAGGATGGATGCGGACATCTGCGTGGTCCTAAGCGCCAGCCAGCCAGCGCAGTCCGGCGACGAGAACAAGCGTCGCCAGACCTGACAAAGCGCCGATGCAGAACGCGGACGGGAAGAGCTCGATCTGACAACCTTCGCTGCCATCGGACGCCGCCTGAAAGGAACTCATGAGGCCCTCGCCGCTGTTGGTTGAACTGCTGAAGGAAGTCCGCGCGGTCAGAGAGGAGCTGGCCGCAGCCAGGCGCATCAGGGAGAACGAACGACGTGCGGCCGCCAGGTGGTCAGCCGAACAACGAGCCGCTCTCGAAAGGCTGCGTCATGCAGAAAGCTGAGTGGCTGTTGATCGGGTCGCTCGCCGCCATGGCTGTCGCTGTCGGCTGCATCTGGTTCATGGATTAGATGCTGGATACAGCAACCATGATCCAAAGGGCCGCAGCGATGCAGATGATCGTCACCACGATGTAAGCCGCTTCGAGCCAATCGGGGACCGGACGCCAATCCTCGCCGTCCCAGAAATCGCGCGGATCGGGGTCGAACAGCCCGCTCACGAACGCCCGGATGAATCTCGCAAAATCCCGGATCATGCAGACATTTCCTCTGAGGTTTGGGTTGCGCGCGCGTAGACGGCTGGCGACTTGCCATGGCCTTGTGTAAGGTTGCGCACCGGCTTGATGCAGACGATGTGTCCCTTGGACAACAGGCGATGGACATGCCGAGAAACCGAAGCGCACGAGACGCCGGCAGCCTCCGCCATTTCCTTTACGGTCGCGGAGCCGGTCCGATCAATGCCCGCCAGCATGGCGCGTCTGGTGGCGATCCCCTCGTCTATCTTCAAAATCTTGGCGGCTGCGGTAGGCGTCATGTCGCCTTCGGCGCCTTCGATCCTGGCGAGCGCCTTGGCCTTCGGCGCCAGCGTCGCAACCTCGGCCTGCAAGGCCAGGGTCTTTTCGGCGTAGGTCAGAAGGGTTGCGCGGAGGAAGGCCGGATCGTTCAGGTCTATGACCGGAGCGGTCGAGTAGCTGCCCGTCTTGAGGATGGATGGCAGGACGGTGCCGGTAACCCACTTCTGGAACGGCTTGGCCTGCGGTTTGTCGCTGCGGAGGATCAGGCGATACAGGCCCGGCTCGCTGATGACGATCAACGCCTGCACCCTGGCGTCCGCGATACCCTCAGCCACGCTGAGGGTATGCTTTTCGTCGGCATCAAGGCGGCTCGCCGCCATGGACGTGTTGCCGATGTCCAGCACGGCGCAAACATCGGCCAGCACAAACCACGGGTCGCCGTCGCGCGTCACGACGCGAACCTGTCGCCCTTCAAAGGCGAACGGAACGATATTGCTCAAGCAGAAATCTCCTGGGGAGCGGATTGCGCGGCGCCGGCCGGCGACGGAGCGGCCGGACCGTTATCGTTGGCAGACCGCTCGCGAATGAACGCCTCGGCCTTCTCGATTGTGGTGAGGGTCACCCCAAAGCCGCGACGCAGCCGGGGGATGAACATGCTGTCCTTGACCGCAGCAACCCCGAACTGCCGCGCCGACATGCCGGAGCGGGTCAGGAATGCTTCGATGTCGCGGAGGAGGCGGGTGCGAATTTCCATGCACCCAATGTGCCGGAAATTTCGGGCATTCGCAACCGGAAACTTCTTGCATGACGCAAAAATCTAGCGGCGGCATTCTCCGCGTATGTACGAATCAGAACGCCCGACCCCGCTTGGCCGCGAAATCGCCCGCCGGATCGGCGAGGCCGGAGAGAGGTCGGTTCGCGCGTGGGCCATTCGTCACGGCATCAATTACGGGACGCTCCTCAGCATTCTTGACGGAAAGTCCCGCTCAGGTCGGGCCGACACGATCCAGCAGATTGCCGAGGCGCTGGGGACGACGGCCGCCGCACTCACCGGCGAGCGCCCTCTTGTGTCCGCCTCCACTCCCGAGGAGCGGGAGCTTGTGCTGCTGTTCCGAGGCCTGGAGAACGACGCACTCCGCGGCGCCGTTCTGGCAGCGGCGCGCGCACTCTCCGCAACCAGCGAGAGCGCGGAGCATCAGAAGGCCAGCCCAGTCGGACGACGCAAAGTCGCCTCCCCCGGCGAGTAAGCGGCGCACGCCGCGCGCTGCTGCAAGCAGCCGCGCCTCACGGTTGTTCACGTCAAAGCCTCAACAATCACAGGTTCGTGACATATCCGCGTTCTTAACGGTCTGCGCCAGACAACCCGCGCGTGCGTCCCATGCGAAACCGCCAAATATCATCAAAATCCCGTCAATTTAGCGTCCGCGTGATGGTAATCTTCCGGCAACGCATTGATATTGCTGCTGCGTTGCGCTGCCGGACCGTTAAATGAAGTGATCCCCGCCATCCCGTTGTATGCGCTGAAAAGCCACATGGGTCGCACGCCATCCGAAAGGCCGCAAAGGGCAGAACTCCTCCGCGCTCTGCGCCGCGCGGAGGATGTTCTGCGCGGGATCGCAGGGAGGCTGCATCTGCCTGGGGCAGACCGGCTGGACTTGCTGCGGCTCGCAAATGACCTGGCATCCATCCTGGCGCGCGAAGCGGGCGAGTGACTTCGCCGGATTGACGTTGCCTTAACGATCGCGTGACGCGCGGACCGCGAGCGATATGATGGCGCACCGTTCGCGGGCAGTCGCGCGCCGACCCCGGAGGCGGATCGGGCATTCGCGGCAATCAAAGGATAGGAAGATGAGCGCCAAACCGCCAACCTACATCGCCGTCGTGGACGGAGGGGGAACGCAGATAACCGCGATCGAAGCGCAGGGCGTCAGCAGGGTTCTTGGCGAAATAGAGCCGCCGATCGCATTGGCCGTTTGGAGTTTTGGCATGATCTGCTGTTTTGCCTCTCGGTCCAGCGCGGACGATATTGTATCAAATCTGGTTTCCGCGCTGGCGCCGAAGAAAGCAAAAGTGTTGGTTATTCAGGCCGGAGACGATATGTCGGGCTTTGGTTTTCAAGCCGCTCTGAATAGTATTGGCAGACTTCGAGCCCTAACGCGCGCCGGAAGAATGTGACGGAGGCATCAAGGGCAATCCCTCCGGCAGCGCCTCCGCCGAAGATACGCTGAAGCCTTTCCTCCAAATAGATGTGCCGCCAGACGCGGCAGTGATGGACTGCGCCGCGCACCACGGATACGGCGCACCACGCCAGCGCAGCCCACCTCGCCCAATCCAGAACATCCCAAACCATCCGGCCTCCTAACCGCCCCGGA